AGATGTCGGAACAGTTTTAACCGAAATATCGATTGCTGTCAAATTCTTTCTTCATAAAACTGCAGTCTCAATTTTTACCCCAGCCTCATTGATCTCATCAGCGTAAGCCTTAGTCACATACAGTAGAGAACATTGGCTGTCATCGCCCCAGTAATTAATCCTTGTGATAGCATCCATGACCAGTTTGGCTAAATTGTCGGCATCGGGAGTCTTGACGTGATACTCAGGTGCATCATCTCGCAGCATGTGAGAGAAACGACCTGTCCTATAGTGCGCGGTGGGGCGCTTGAGGAAGAAGCTAAGCTTGACCGCGAATGCTCCGCTAATATTCTTGTCTGCGTGCCTCTTGAGACCTTCAATGACCTTGTTGCGCCATGCATCTGCTGTGTCGGGAGTGTAAACGCCAGCTCGCTTACCGCGCACGTATGCTTTAACTCTTGGCTGGGGCTTGGGTGAACCCTCAATGTATTCTGATATCATTATTTATTATATTCTAGTTCTAGGATTAAAGCGAGGTAGTGAATTGCTTTCTCAATATCTAAAGCGCCACCCTTGTCTCTGTGGCGCGTGACGTATTTGATTACGTTACCCTCGAGGTATGTGAGATTGTTCTCATAGATGTAGCTAATAGGCTGTATGCCCAGCTTATTGTAATGGTCGCCACCGACCTGTTGTTGTGTTGGGATCATGCCCAAAAAACCCCGCCTCCCACACTACAGGGAGACGAGGCGATAACTACCAAACAAAGTTTAGAAAGGAATGTCGTCTGATACTGCGGCGGCGGCTGGCTTATTGTCGCCAAACTCACCAAGCGTTTTCACGTTGCCAAGGATAGCTCCTTTAACCCCAGCTTCACGCTCATCCTTGGATACGGATTGTGTGATCATGCCGTGGTCGCCATACTGACCAGCTTCCTCATTGATGAAGACAGTTGCGTCAAGGTATTGCGCCCCATTCTTACCTTGAAATAGGCGGGACTTGTCAATCTTTGATACGTCGATTTTAATTGCTACTAACTTGCTCATATTATTATGTTTGTTGTGTTTTTATTGTGTTTTAAGTTGCTCAGCTCGTGCTAAGCGAGAGATAAATAGCTCATTGAATTGCTTCAGTGCGGCTGCTAGGGATTCAGTATAGTCATCACGATAGACCCGTAAAGAAAAATCTTTCAGATTAGGGCAAAAACTTGTGAAGTGCCAGTATTCAGAATCACATACCGCCATGCATCCATGGACTTGTGCGCGATACTCTTTAGGCAAGACACCCTCACGATGATACTTGAAGTGAGTTGCGGGTAGTGGACACTTGATCTCGAGTCCGCCCTTGCCGCCATCGATCAGACCATCAGGAGAGCAACCTATATGCTCGCCAAACGAATCGTTAGTAACAAAGCCAACCTCGTTAACGTCTATGCCAGTCCGCATCTCAAAGTCGATGCGTGCAACTTCCTCGAGCCTCGTGCCTCGTTCCATTGCCCATGATGGCGCAAACTTTACCAGATCATCATTCGTGTAGTAGATGTCTGCAAGTAAGCCATCGATGTGCTTGTGGGCGGCAGGGAAGTTGAGCGTTACCAGCTCCTCATCGTAGACCCTAGCCACCCCTTTCTCCACCAAGCCTGACAGACCTGATGGATTAAGGGTGGACGCAGGCATAGCGCCGCCTTCTAATAGCTCGTCAAGCACATCTTGTTGCTTAGCTGCTCGAGGCGTGACGTAGACCGCCTCCTTGCGGGGATCTTTAATCAGCTCAGCATACTTAACTTTCTTGGCGCTAATGACCTTATCGTATGAACTAGCGGTAAGTCGCCCCTTGCGGAGCGCAAACCATTCGTCACTACCTTGCTCTAATTGATGGATTTTCATTAGGATATTTTCCCCTTGATGAAGTTAATAAGCTTAATGGCTTCAGCACTGTTGAGTCCATCCAGAACCTTGACGCGACCGCTTGAAGCCCATGTGATTGACTTGTCAGCCTGCTCGGTAGTGAGCAGAGCCTGATCGATCAGCTTGAGGATGTTTTCCTTTTGAGCCTCGGACATCTTTGCCACTACCTGAGCCGCAGCCTTGGGTGCATTGCCGCCCACATTGGTGTGGTCGGCATCCTTGGTGTCATCGATGGCGAACAAAGCATTGAGCGCATACTTGCGAGCGTAAGATGATGCAGCTCCAGTGATCTGTGACTCATCCATGCCCTTCTTGGTCTGTGGCTCTCGAGCGAATCCGTCCGCACTAGCTATCACCTGATGGTTCTCATCTAGTAGGTATGCCGTAGCTTTAACGTAGACCCGATCTAGGTGACACTCGATAGCATCACACAGTGTGACTGAGCAATCGCCTAAGACTGGCTTGACTGCCTCGAGGATGTCCTCGCAGGAACGGTATTTATATTTGCCAAAGTTATTGGTTTGTCCTTTGGGTGCTTTCAACGACTGCTGTATTGTGCTTAGTTTCATATTTGTTGTGTTTGTTTTTTGTTTATTGGTTTAATAGGCTGTCGACATAAGGCTTCTCGTGTGTTGCCTCTATATCTACTACGTTTTCCATGAAGTATCTAATGAAGCTACCTATCCTTAGTGTTTTTAATTTTCCAGCTTTTTCAAGCTTAGTTATCTTGTAATAAGAGACCCCCCATCTGGCGGCGAGCATCTTCCTTGTGATTACATACATTCCTGTTTTTTTATCTTGTTTCATATTTGTTGTGTTTGTTTGTGTTTAATGTGGGGTAATTGGGTGAGTTAGTTCTTCTTCATTTGTATGCCATACCCAGAGCGTGACGGTGTCACCTTCTCTGAGTGCTGACTTTAGGTAATATCCATTTTGGTATCCAATCCTATTCGTTGGGGTGGATACCGTGAACAGCATTCCGTTTAATCTTCCATTGATGCACTTGTTCTTCATAGTTGACCTGATTCTCTAGTTAAGGCGTAGATCACTGAGGCTATTGAGAGAGCCAACAGGACGTAAGCGGCGAGGCGTAGCACTGGATCATTATCGTAACTCATGCTATGAAACCCCTCTCCCTATAGAACTCATGTGCCTGCTTGGCGAGGATAGCTACATAGACCCAGCTATTAAGTGCGGTCAGTCCAGTTACAGACTTGGCAAACTCGACAGCCTCGATCAGTGAGTGTGATGGTTCGCGCATATCATAGCTTGTGCAGATAAACTCTCGCTCCATTACCTCACCCTTGTGCTGGTCGATGGTCTCAATCACTGAGACTACCCATTCGCCTATCTTAATTTCAGCTACTGTGTATTCCTTATCCATTGACCAGCTTCCTTCCTGCGTGAGTGATTAGGATGTGAAGTCTGCGCTTATCTACAAGGTCACTTTCTTTGGCTACAAAGCCCTTGTCACGCAGCTTATTAACGATGCGTGTGATATTCGCTTTCTGGAAATACTCATCCACCAAAAGTGAAGGAGTAAATGTGTCGCTCGAACAAAGCTTGATCAGGACGATTCCGTCCCGAACTGTAAGCCCGTTGTGTAATAGTGTATTTAGTATTTTCATGTCGCCGACATAGTAAGCTAAAAACCCACTAAACGTCAACACTTTTATACTACATAAATGAACTTTGTTTCTAAGTAGCTCATTTGCAGGGTGTTAATACCCTACTTTTTTCTAGCGATCTCAACCGTTAGATCGTTAATCGCTTCACTCAGCCTACTGTAACTCTTATCATGCCTCTCATTCTCACGCTCCCTCTGACCCTCGTGCTTGTCTACTATTGTCCCGATCAACTTGTCCTTCTTATCCAGCGCCGCAAGAAACCATTTCGACACAGCTATAAAGCCAGCAAGAGTGAATCCCGCTAAGCCAAACTCAGTCAATTTAGCGAGATCAAACATGGATGCTATTTGCTAAGGCGTAGTGTAGTGAGATATAAATGGACGGTGGTCAAGGATGTGACCGCAAACATTAGTAGGCGAAGAATACTTTGTGCATACACTGGCACATGATCTAGCTTATTCATATAGGCGAGTATACTGAAAGCCAGCGTGCCTAGACCTAGGACTCCCTCCCCGATTAGTTGCCACATGAGACTGCGACTGAGGTGGGAACCCCCGCCTTTAAGGTGGCGAGCCTGCTTCCTGAATTGCAGAGCAACAAAGATGGATAGGACAACGGTAGCCAAGCCAAGCAGGACGATGAAAAAGGTAAGGGAATCTGTCATAATTAAGGGGTAAATTGTATTGTGTTTTGATGCGGTCTGAGCGCCAGAGCCAAGTAACGATTTTTATTAGGAATTTAAGTTGAGATGATCCTCGATTCTGTCTACTCGCTCCTCCAGAGTCAACTCTGGCTTGTTGGGTTCTATATTAAAGTAGTCTAGTATGCCAAGACAGATTGCTTCTGCCATCCCCTGCCGTGTCTCGTCCAGTGCCACCCACTGAGACTCTGTATCATTAGAGAGGAAACATCCTTCTGTTAAAATCGCTGGCATGTCCGTGTGCTTCAGAACGTAGAACCCTGCGGTCTTGATGCCTCTGTCCTTCTGGTCTGGAAAAGCTGTGGTGTGCCTAGACCATACCCGCTTGGCTAGTGCCTTGGACTTGGTTGATCCAGATGTAAACACCTCAAAGCCAGACGCATCTGACGTGGCTGAGTTGAGGTGGATGGAAACAAATATGTCAGCACCCCATTCGTTAGCCATACGGCAACGCTCTGGTAGGGAGACAAAGGTGTCGCTCTCGCGTATCATCTGAACATCTACGTGCTTCTCAAGCAAGGCTCGTAGCCTTAAGCCTATGTCTAGGACTGCGTG